TTATTGCTGTTGAGAATCATTCGCAATAAGACATGCGAAAATAAAGCCAGCCCATAGGTGGGAGCTGGCACGGGTTCAAGCGTGGGGCGATTGCAGCGGTAGAAGCTTCTCTTGTTTCAAGCCACGCCAGGCCCGGGCTTTATCCATGGATTGAACCAGTTTGGCCATGGCTGGAACGTCACCACTAGCGGCGGCAATATTGAAATGATGCTGAAGCGTTGCGAGAATTGACAACGGTTCGAGGTCTTGCTCAGATTCTGCCGGGCCATCATCGCTTGAATCTATGGTCTGCTGGGCTTGACGGATAGCGTCATAAGAGACGGATCGGCTAATACCGAACCGGACTGAGGCCATTGTTGCCGCGCTGGAATGTGCGATCCCAGACTCAAGCCAACCGCGAATAACGGATTGGCGCTGCTCGATTTCTGCTTTGGTTGCCATAGTGCGGCGAGACTGTACGAAAGCACAATAACAGGAAAGGCCGGAAATACAAGACAATCGGCGATTGTTGGTGTGTTTCGGGCTTGTGGCTTGACGGTTCCTTCTATTGTGATCTAGTATTAGCGGGAACCACACCCAAGGGCAAAAATGTTTGAACTAACAGTCATCGCAGCCTACGGCCGCGCATACAACAGCAAAGCAGCTATCTGGTCTGACTGGTCCGATGGTAAAGACTTTCAGATTGTCAGTGTTGGCGCGGATAATGGTCGCTACGTGAACAAAGAAGATGCTGACCGTGCGGGCCTTGCTTGTGTGCTGGTTCGTTACGGGAAGGACTACAGCAAAAGCGCAAGCGTCAATCTCATCAAAGGTCGGATGAACTGATCTGCTACAGTATCAACGCAACTTAAACCAACTTACAAAATCATGGTCACTACTTTTCAGGTCACTAAGACCGCTAACCGCAAGCTCACCGCGAAAGGTCAGCCTGCAATGCTTGCGATGAGAACATCGGCCGATAGTTGCCCCGCAACTTGCGAGCACAAAATCAACAGAACTTGCTACGCCATGTTTGGTCATGAGGGCATGGCATGGAAGAAACTCAACGATGGTACGTCAAAACGTGGTGGCGACTGGCTCGATCTGTGCGATCAGCTGCGAGACTTAAAGCCAGCACCTGGCACGATGATCAGAACAAATACGGCAGGGGATCTTCCACATCACAACGGCAGGATCGATCACACTGTTGTAAATCATCTAGCTGATAGCTTTAAGTTTCACAAGCTGAAGCCCTATGGTTACAGCCACCACGTGCACAGCACAGGCAACCTAGAAACCATTAAAGAGCAAAATCAATCCGGTTGGACGATCAACTTATCTTGTAACTCTGAAGCGCAGGCTTCTGAGATGACACGTCAGGGGTTCGCTTCAGTTTGTGTTGCTGCTACTGATGATGAGCGCAAGCACTGGACCGATGAGCACGGCGTTAAATTTGTGGCTTGCCCTCAGCAGTACCGCGACGGCGTCACCTGTCAGTCTTGCAAGCTGTGCGCGAAGCCATTGGAAGCTCAACAGGCTAGCGAAGGATTTAGGAAGTGTGTCGTTGTGTTTAAGGCGCACGGCGCTAGGAAGAAAGCTCTCAGTCAGTGGATTGCTGAGAGTGTGACGGCTTGAGAATTGATTGTCGGCGTTGCACGTTGGCAACTGCTGTTGATGTAGTAGGATAAAGACCGAACGAAGAGCAACACCTAAGCCCGTTCGGTTTCGCTTCCAATGATCACCACTTCTACCGCTGCGATCATCGCGTTAATTCTTCTACCGCTGATCGTGCTGCTTTACATCACCGAGTCAACCCAGCAACGACAGACACGACAGGCAACACGTCTTAGCCGTCACTACGGCCTCAGCCAGCGTCAAATCGCACAGAAACTAGGGATCAGTCAATCCACTGTTTCGCGTCGCTTAGCTCACGCTTTCTGAGATCGTGCCCCGCTATCACAATTATTAACATCAATCCGATTTAACATGACTTCATCAACACGATCACGATTCGTAACAGTCGCTGCCTTCACTATCACTGCTATTACCGCTGCATGTGGTGGGGTCGTTATTGGCTCAGTGCTCGCACAGGAGCCGCTACGCGGTGATGACGGCATGGCGGTGTTAGGTTTGCTCGGATGCGTTACCGTTGCCGGTGGCTCGCTCATGTGCGCAGCCGGTGCCGCCATTGACGACTGAGAATCGTTCTCAAAAAGCCGTCACAAAATGTAACAGTCGGACCCGTTCTCAATAAGGGGGGCGGGTTCGCAACAAGGGCGCGGCGGAAAAGGACATAGGGAACCTGCTGGTACGTGGTGAACATCTGTTACTGTAATACTAAGGGGGTATCCACCAAAAGTCAACTATCCTGTAGTACAGGCCCCAAAAAAAATACGCATCAAATACCTTCTACTGTAGTATGGCTGTACGTACACCACCCCCGCTATCGCTACGGCACGCACAGGGTGAAGTTTTCAACAGCGACGTACGTTTTCGCGTACTGGTAGCAGGCCGCCGCTTCGGAAAGTCCTACCTAGCTTGCATCGAACTCTTGCGTGGAGCGATTGCCGCCCCAGGCGAAACGTTCTTTTATTGCGCCCCGACTTACCGCATGGCAAAAGACATTGCCTGGAAAGTCATGAAACGTATTGTCCCCGCCGCCTGGATCAAATCCAAGAACGAAACGGACCTCAAGCTGGAACTTGTCAACGGTTCCACGATCGAACTAAAGGGCACCGAAAACGCAATGGCGTTACGAGGCCGCAGTTTATCCGGCGTGGTCCTCGACGAAGCCGCATTTATGGACGCCGCTGTCTGGTTCGAGGTGATCCGCCCCGCACTCGCCGACAAACAGGGCTGGGCACTATTCATTTCTACGCCCGATGGAACGGCCAGCTGGTTCTACGAACTCTGGCAGTATTGCATCACAGGCGACACCAACTGGAAACGCTGGAGCTTCACTACAATCCAGGGCGGCAACGTCCCACCGGAAGAAATCGAAGCTGCACGAGGCCAACTCGATCCACGAACTTTCCGCCAAGAGTTCGAGGCCAGCTTTGAAAACCTATCCGGCCTTGTTGCCGTCTCATTTGGCGACGCGAACATCAGCACCGCCGCAAAGGACATCCCAATCCTCCCGCTACTACTAGGCGTCGATTTCAACGTGGACCCAATGACCGGAATCTGCGCCGTAAAAGACAACGACACCCTCTACGTATTCGACGAAATCCACCTAACAGGCGGCGCCACCACCTGGGACTTCACGGAAGAAGTAATCCGCCGCTTCGGCCTGGAACGCCGCATCATGGCCTGCCCGGACCCCACGGGTGGTGCGCGCAAAACCCAAGGTGTAGGCGCCACAGACCACAACATCCTACGAAAATCAGGATTCCGCGTCTGCGCCCCACGCAGCCCCTGGAAAGTACGCGACAAAATCACCGCCGTAAACACCGCCCTTTTAGACGCCACTGGAACGCGCCGCTGTTTCATCCACCCGCGCTGCAAGGAACTAATCAAATCCTTCCGCAGCCTGACCTATGCCCCTGGAACGGGCCTACCAAACAAAAATTTAGGCGTAGACCACGCATTTGACGCTTTCGGCTATTTATGCCTACAACAATTCAACCTGGCAAAATCGGGCGTAATGGGCACAACTTCCTATAGGTTGTATTGAGCTACACGAACTAATGGTTAATTACGAGGGGCCAAAAAAGCGCAGTCGTGGGGATAAACGCGCCCAAGAATACATCGAGGCACGCCAACGCCGCATGTACCGCCATCAACTTGACGGCCACAGCGTGCGCCAAATCGTATATGAACATTCTGCCCGCGAAGGAGTCAGCATCCCCACTGCCTGGCGCGACTGGGATCAAGTAAAGCAGTGGACGGAAGAGGACTGGATCCGCGACCGCGAAGCAATGCTGGGCCGCATCCAAACGATGCGTCTCCGCGTCGTCCACGCCGCCATGAAAAAAGGCCACTACCAAGTCGCCGCGCAAGTTTTGGATTCCCTGGGCCGCGTTTTAGGCGAAAACACCCCGGAACAAGTATCAGTCCAAGTGCCTTCCCTAAGTATCCAAGTAGAACCCAAAGTAGTCACCGCCCAACTACCGCAAAGCGACGTAATCGAAGCCGAATTAACACCCCAAAAGGAGGTAGATTCAGCTGAACCCGCCTCATAAATCAATGCCCGGACACTACGGCCAAGGCAAAAAGAAGAAGCCCAAGGGAAAGAAGGGCCCCAAGAAGTAGAATATGAACAGCTGTCGTGATTTCCATGGCAAAACGCGGTTTATACGCCAATATCCACGCTAAACGTAAGCGCATCAAGGGTGGTGCGGACGAAAGTATGCGTAAACCAGGCTCAAAGGGTGCCCCAACCACTGGAGCGTTCAAAAAAGCAGCCAAAACCGCTAAAAAACCGAGGAAAAAGTAATGCCTGCTGTCGCTACAACCGTTGTTGATCGGTACACAAACGTCGTCGAGCACACTGGGGCAACAATGTCCGCTGTGGACGACTGGTTTCAGGTCACTGGCCACACCACCGAGTACAGCTTTGCAGCTGCGGTAACAAGCGAAGGAAATTTCACCTTGGCCTTAGAGGCCAACTTCAACGGCAACGGCGACTGGTTCACTATTGACACCAGTAAAACCATTAATGCGTCTGGCCAATACGTCTACTTTTACACCGGAAAGCCCGCATCTAAAATTCGCATGAGAATAGCGTCCATTTCTTCTGGAACGGTATCTCTAACACCCCATATTGTTGCGGCTTACCACGGTTAATGGGCACCCGAATCATCAGCGGCTTCTGCACCCACCTTGAAGTGGACTCAGAAAGCCGCGTTACCGAAGCTTCATTTGCGTTTATGACGCCCCAAGACCCCGAAGATTTCGGAGGTCTGATGGTACGTCTTGCCAGCGGCATCGAAGTAATGATTGAAGTTGAGGACGAAGATGATTGAATATCGCGGCTAATATTAAAAGAGGTAAAATGTCCGCCGCTTACTGGGCAAATAGCGAGAAATGGTAACTAAATGACCTATGCAGTTCCCGGCCAGATCCGCACCCACCTTGTAAGTTCCAACACCCTTGGTGGAGCTGACAGTCCGTTCACCCGCACCCAGGCGGTGCTGGACATGATGAAGGGCTGGGAAATCATGAAGGCCGTAACCCTTGGTACGGAATATCTACGTGAAAACAGCGAAGCATTTTTACCAATCGAACCCCGCGAGGACTACACAGCGTATTTAGCGCGTGTAAACCGGGCTGTATTTTCCCCATTTACGCAGCGCCTGGTGCGTGTTGCTGCAGGACTAATCCTGCGCAAACCAATCAGTTTGGTGGGCGACCCATACTGGACGGATATTTTTGCAAAGGACGTTGACGGCTGCGGCTCAGATTTAGACGAGTACGCCCGCCGCCTGCTGCTGTGCTCATTAACCTACGGGCATTGTCATACACTAGTAGATTTCCCCGCACCAACGGGAGCCCGCAGCCTTGCGGAAGAGCGCGAACTTAACCGCCGCCCGTACTGGATCGAAATCGACCCAGACAACATCTACGGCTGGCGCCTGGACCGTGAAGTCAACTACGGCAACCTTATCCAGGTCCGCATCAAAGAAAAGGCAGTAGTGCCTGACGGCGAATTTGGCGAGAAAGTATACGACCAGATCCGTGTAATCGAGCCAGGCCAGTACCGCATCTACCGGCAGGTCGAAACGAAAAAGGATATGCAGGGAGGGTTTCCATACCCGAACGCTTTCGACGCAACGGACGCCACCTCGGACTACGAGCTAGTGGAATCAGGCGACTACAGCCTGGGCCAAATCCCTCTAGTAACAACGTATGCAGGCAAAACCGACACGCTCACAAGTAAGCCGCCCTTACTTGACATCGCGTATTTGAACCTGGCTCATTTCCAACGCCAGGCCGATTTAATCCACAGCCTGCACATCGCAAGCCAGCCAATCCTTGTCCTCGAAGGCTGGGACGACCAATCCAAAGACGTAGCTGTAAGCGTCAACTACGCCATGGCCGCCCAACCCGGCAACACGGTTTATTACGTCGAACCAGCCGCGAACGCATTTGAAGCGCAATCCAACGAAATCCGCGAGCTACAGATGCAGATGGCCACTTTAGGCATCAGCACATTAAGCCAGCAAAAATTTGTTGCCGAATCTGCCGACGCCCGCCGCCTGGATCGTGTTGACACAAATTCAATGCTGTCGATGGTATCTCTTGACCTGGAACAATCTCTACAAAAAGCGTTTAATTTAGCCGCCGCTTATGTAGGGATCGAGCCACCGGAAGTAAGCATCAGCCGTGATTTTGACATCGACCGTTTAATCGGCCAAGACGTAACCGCGCTGACGGCATTGTTCGACCAAGGCGTACTGGGACGCGACGAATTCCGCCAAATCCTGGTCCAGGGTGAAATCCTTCCTACCGCTAGTGAGGAACAAGGCGGTAAGACCGAAACTCAGGACGCCGAGGAAGAATAACCGCATACCCATAGGTTCTTGTAAACTACATAAGTAGACTAAACAAGTACATGGAGTACGCCTACATGGGTAAGTCCTTAGAAAAAGTTACTAAGCCCGACGGTTCCGAAGTATGGGAACTCGTCGAACTACGCGAACCGCAGCCTGAACCCGAGGTATGCAAAGCCGTACGCAAACGCAAGCCATCAAAGCCTGCGGAAGACACCCCTACCACCACTTTTGACTTCTGACTATGGAAGAGCACGTCATCCAGGAAACGCCCGTGGCGAGTCCTGACCAGCCCGTGGCTGCAGCCGACACCGCTCCACAGCAACCAGACTCTGCGTTTGCTGTAAAAGCCGAATACGAGACCCAGCTTGCCGCTTTAAAACAGCAGGCAACTGAAGCCGAGGAACGTTTCCAAGGCATCAAATCCAAGCTGGATGAGGTCTACAAAAAGCAGGACGACCAGCGCAAACAAACGCTGGAAGACCAAGGCCAATGGAAAGACCTCTGGGAGGAAGCTAATAAAAGCGCCCAAGAAAAAGACGTACAAATCGGTGCGTTGGAACGCCAGCTGGCAGACCTAAAGGTCTCCAACGAGGAAGCTTCCATGCGTACAAAAGCGTTATCAGCAATCAGCCAAGCCGGTGCCATCAACGCCGAGCAAATGCTGCAGCTGGTACAAAACAACCTGCACAAAAAGGACAACGGCGACGTTGTAATTTTGGACAAAGGTGTCGAACAAGATATTACTAACTACCTAGGCAATTTAAAGAACCCTGGTTCAGGTTTTGAGCACCACTTCAAGCCCAGCAGCGCCGCTGGCATGGGAGCCAAGCCGACACCAAATTCTGTTATCGCCCCTGGAATGCCCAATCCATTCAAGGCCGGTAGTATTAACATAACGAGACAAATGCAACTAAAAGCAGAGGAGCCCGAACTTGCAGCTGTGCTGGAAAGGGAAGCTTCTTTGTAGCCCCGGTGGGGCTTGTCTCACCAAGTCCGTGGCTTGGACCCCGCACACACCTTTAACGTTGGTTTTCTAAGATGGCCGCACCATTTCAGAATTATTCCGGCGGTGTCCTTCTCGCGGACATCGTAAAAAGGAATAATCTCAGCACCTATGTGTCTGAGGCAGTAAAAGAGCGCAGCTTGTTCATCAAGTCTGGCGCTGTTGTTCGTAATCCTTTGCTGGATGCCCGCGAAGGCGGCACCCGCATCCAAGTCCCTGAGTTCAATCCAGTATCTCCAACTGAGGAGATCATGGATGGTACAGCTACGTGGGGCACAAGCACCGCTGGCTACCTAACTCCACAGAAGATTGGCACCGGCACCCAGATCGCTTCCATCTGCCACCGCGGTTTCGCGTATGCAGTGGACGACGTTGCAATGTTGGCAGCGGGCGAAGACCCAATGCTTCACATCCGCAACCAGCTTGCCGATGCAATCAACAAGCTGAACAGCGCACGCCTGTTCTCCCAGCTTGCTGGTTTGTTTGGCACAGCATTGTCTGCCCATTCTTTGGACAAGGCAGTTGCTGCAACCTCAGGACAAGGCGAAGCCAACTTCCTGACCGCAGCCAATTTGGCTGAGGCCCGCGCTGCTCTTGGCGAGCGTGGCGATGAGCTGGACACCTTGATTGTCCACCCATCCGTTGGTTTCTACCTGTATCAGGTTGGCCTTCTTACCTTCAGCACCTCTGCACTGGCCGCTTCTGGCGCAGTGACCTGGGGCGGTGGCGGCGTCGGCGTTGGAGCCCGCTCCATCGGCGAATTTGCTGGCTGTAACGTGATCATGGACCCACAGGTCAACACTGTGATCCCTGGCACGGCAACCCACGTCAAGGAGTTCCGCTGCTACCTGATGAAGGGTGGTTCAGTTCTGGAAGGCGTCCAGCAGGATCTGCGCATTGAAGCAGACCGCAACGTGCTCTCGAAGCAAGACGTGCTTTCTGTGGACTACCACACCGCCTATCACGTGATGGGCACCAAGTGGACCAGTGCTGGTGACAACCCCACCAATGGCACTCTGGCCACTGCTGGCAACTGGTCAGCCACCTACGACATCGACCTGATCCCAATGGTCGAGCTGATCGTCAACAGCCCACTGGACACCAGTGCAATCGCCTGATACGTCCAGCAAAAGCTGATATTGCCCCGCTTCGGCGGGGTTTTTTATTGGGCTAAAATCAGAGAAAGTATTCCTGCAGTCTTGTGGCCGCAACAATCGATGCCACATTAAAGGGCGAAAACGCCAACAGCTTTGTAACGCTGGCGGAAGCAAACGCCTATTTCGAGACCGTTCCAAGTTCTTCCACCTGGGACGACAAAACTGACGACCAAAAGAACCGCGCCATCATCAGCGCAACCCGCTGGATCGACGTACTTAACTTTTACGGCGACCGTTGCAGTAACGGCCAAGCCCTGAGCTGGCCGCGCAACAACTACCACGTTGACCGTGTGGAACTTACATGTTCCGTCATCCCAGCCGACATCAAATACGCCACCTACGAGCTGGCGCGTGCGTTAGCAAACGATACCGATGCGGTCACCGGTAACACCGGAACCGAAGGTTTGTATGAAGAAGTCGAGCTAGGCGAACTAAAGGTGAAGTACAACACGGATAGCCAGGCAACTGGATCTGTGAACAACATTTTTGATGTCTACCCGTGGTTACAGTCTTACCTTGGAGCCTTCACCTTGGGCGGTTCTGGGGGTTATCAAGTGCGCGTTGTTAGAGGATGAAATGTCAAAAATAGACGACACCTTTTCACCAATTCCGGCCCAGATCTTTAACGACTGGGGCCAGGACATCACGTACATCAAGACCACTACACCCCGCGCCTACGACCCAACCACAGGAGCTGTGACTGGAGCGGATACCAATGTCACGGTAAAGGGCATCATCAGCCGCCTTACCCCGCGCGAATCCGAGGGCTTGTATCAAAGCACGGACGTAAAGATTTTGATTGGTACGGCAGAACTTGGCGATTATTATCCAACAGAAGCCGACCGTGTGCAGTATCCGCAGGCAGGCGAAACCCGCGAAGCTAAGATCATCAACATTTTGACCTATCGTGGTGACAATCCCATATACCACACCCTGATCGTGAGGCCACAGTAATGGCTAAGAACGGTCTATTTAAGCTTTTAAAAGAACTGGACCGGGTAGCTGCGACTACGGTATTTAACGGCCCAAAAGCTGCCGCAGAACGCACAGTCCGTGAATTACAGCAGGAGGGTCCAAGCTGGAGTGGTAAATTTTCAAACTCTTGGCAGATTGAAAGTCCCGTGGGCGGTATAGGTAGTTCTAAAGGTGATGGCCAGCCGGGCGAACCAAGGCCCATTTTTACGCCTGCTGTAACAGGCCCCCAAGTAGCAAAAAGTGTGCTTACAAAGGACAAAGTTGTTTTTACCATTTCAAACTTTGCAGAATACGCAGCTGAGGCCACGGATTTAGTTGAAAGTGCTTTTATCCGGCCTCCAGGTCAACCTTTCCCACAAACTCAACTAGGTCGAAATAAATTTCGTGAAGGTGATGGTGGCCGTCAACAGCCGTCCTACCGAGGCTATGTCGGTGGGGGTAACCCAGACAGTGAGTCCAGCGCCACTGCTGATCTTGACTGGTTCGCTAGTTATGTAGAAGGGGGCAAACTGGATCGCGCCGTCAAAATTGAAATGGATGACCTGTTTAAAGGACTGCAATGAACTACCAAGCGATTCGGGCATCAATGGAGAACCCGCTACTGACGGCGTTTAACAACTTGTCCCCTGCAGTACCAGTGTATTTCGACAACATCACTGCCGTACCACCAAATACAACCACCGAGTATGTCCGCGTCAACATCACGTTTGGTCTAACCAACGAACCAACACTGACCTCCAGCGTGGACAACGCCCGTGGTGCGTTAGTAATCCGCTTGTTCACAGAAAAGGGCCGTGGTCCTGCTCGTAATCAAGAGCTAGTTACAACGGCAGTAAATGTACTAGAGACACTTAATAACACGTCTAAAACTACTACAGGTGTGTTTGTTAAATTGGGAGAAATAAACGGTCCTACATTTTCAGCGACTGATGAATCCCCGCACTTTGTAGGTCGTATTGATACAGGCTATGTAGCAACTGTGCTGACTTAAATAGTCGCTAACCTGTAGGTAGCCGGGCAGTGCCCGCGGAGACCCTTATTCCCTGGTACGCCCAATGGCAACCACCGTTCTTTCCGGCACTTCAGGTGCCCTCTACTACAAGCCCGCTGGAACAACCAGCAGTTTTGCCGAGTCTAACGTCGATACTGGCGCAGACACCATTACTGTTGGAACCTACTTGAACTTGAAAGTAGGCGATCCAGTGCAGTTTAGTGTGATCAACACTCAAACTGGCGGCGCAGGCACAGGCACACTTCCCGCAGGACTCAGCCTTTCGACCACCTACTACGTTATTGCTTATACCGCCAGCACCGGAGTGCTGCAGGTGTCTGCCACCCTGGGTGGAGCGACAATCACCATCACCGATGACGGCACAGCTGTTAGCCCTAACGCTTTCCAAGTTGCCTACGCCGCATTTGCAGTAGTCGGACAGGTCCGCGACTGGAGCTTTGAGATCAACCGTGCTGAAATCGATGTAACCACCATCGGTCAAACCCCTGGTCAGTACGTTCCATTCCGCAGCTACATCTCCGGTTTCGGCGATGGTACGGGCAGCGCAACGGTCTACATGACCGACGAAGACGCTTCCCTCAGCAACCGCATGATCGAGGACGTGCTTCAGCGCAACCAAACTGGTGCTGCCTTCAAGCTTTACACCGACCAAGTGTTCAGCAGCGGTTCAGTGAACGAAGCCGAAAGCCGTTCCATCGAGTTTGAAGCAGTGCTGACTTCTGCCAGCATGAACGTCACTCCCGACGACGCACAGTCTGTAAGCGTAAGCTTCCGTCCATCTGGCACCCCAAGCTTCGACTTCAGCCAGACCTGATAAAGTGCTACTTAAGGCACTACTTAATAATTATTAAGTAAGCACCCAGCCCCGGTAATACCGGGGTTTTTTATTGCGCTACGCTATAGTTAATTTATAGTCAAGTACAAATCATGCCCGCTGGATCGAATCGTGCCATTGATCGGTTGCGTAAAGCAGCAAATCTCCAGCCGAGCAAGCGCAAGGTTAAATTGTCTGACGGCACCACATTTGAAATGTGGATCAGCCCTTTAACCATGGCGGAACGCGAACGCGCTCAAAAGCAAGCCAAGTCTGACGACGCTGGAGCGTTTGCACTGCAGCTGCTAATCGGCAAAGCACAGGACGAAAACGGCGCCAAGCTTTTCTCTGCCGGTGAAATCGATATTTTAAAAAACGAAGTCAAGGACAGCGATCTGCAGTCTTTGATGTTGGCCATCCTTAGCGACGAAGACGAAGAGCCAATGGACCCAAAATCCTAGTTGCGGAACTTCGTAAAGACAACTGGCTCATGCTGCAGTTCGGCGTTGCCAAGGAGCTTGGCATGAGCTTGACCGAAGTCCGCACCACGATGACACCAGAGGAGCTAATGGGCTGGAGCGCCTACTTCCAGATCCTTAACGAGGACCAGGAAAAACAAATGGAAAAAGCCCGCCGCCGAAGGTAACCTATTCTGCGCCTAGAATAGAAGACGACGTACCAGCTGTGGATCGTGGCATACAGAGCTGAAATTCAGATAGGCGTAAAAGGTGTAGAAGAGCTTACCAAGCTCCAAAAAAGGCTTGAAGGAACTAACTTTAAGATAGATGAAATCAATAAAAAGCAATCGACCACTTTTGGTGGTCTAGCCCAAAGCATACAGAATTATGCACAGCAGTTAAATTTAGCTGAGAAAGCTTTAAGTAAAGTTGCGGCAGCTACTCCACAGGAAACTAGAGCAGTAAACAACTACGTTACTGCCTTAGGTAATGCCAACGCAGCTAGAGAAAGACAGAACAAACTTATTGAGCAAGAAATTGCAAATCGTACAGCAGCCACAGCAGCATTAAAGGCGTATAACGCCGCAGCGGCTGCCCCCACACAGCGAGGCGCTGCCACCACAATGTCAGGCGGCTATTTGCGCGGTGCCTTTAGGGGCGGTTCGCAGTACCCAGGCCCTATAGGGCCAGGTGCAGCTTCTAGTACAGCTTTATCTTCTGCTTTACCGGCTAGATCAGCACGTACCACCCAGTACCTAAGTCCTATTGGGCCTATTTCTCCTCAAGAGCGCACTGGACGCGCAGAACAGCTTGCAAGGGAGGCTGCACTAAAAAGCCAAGCTAACCAAAAAGAATTTGCAGCACAAAAAGCATTTCAAACCAAACTGTTTAATATTGAAAAACAATTTGAAAACAGTCTAATACGACAGCGTGTAGAGGCGGACAACGCCGAGTTTGATAGATTATTAAAACGGCTTGACGTAGAAAAAAGCAAAAGAAATGAAATAAATACCTTAACAGAAAAATCTAATAAAAAACAACTTGAAGACTTTGATCGACGTTTAAGAGAAACGGGCACTCTGCGGGGCCAGACCAGCCCGATTGGCGGAGCAGTAGGCATCCCAGGCAGTCCTGCCGCTAAACAGCGCACAGCCCGAAATAAAAAATTACAGGGTGCCGCAAGCAACGCAATCATCGGTGGTGCGTTCCCGCTGCTTTTCGGCCAAGGAGTCGGTGCCTCAGTAGGCGGTGCTGCTGGCGGCGCGTTAGGCGGACTTGCAGGAGGTCAATTTGGCTTTGGACTGTCGCTAGTAGGCACTGCGGTTGGAACGGCAGTTGATACCTTAATTGCTAAAGCCGGAGACCTTGGCAAAGCTTTAAACCCGCTAACTGCAGACATTGGTGCTTTAGCAGATGCCGCCGGACTCGCTGGTACAGAGAACGGAAAGCTAATTAAATCGCTGGAATCCTTTGTTGGGTCTGAAAAAGCTTTACAGCTGGCGTCTCAACAGCTAGCTGTAATTGTGGGCGAAGACGGTGTGCAGGCTTTAAAGGAGTATGGAGACGCAAACACTAACTTGTCAAATCAGCTTAGTAAAGCTTTCACAGATTTATCTGCATCTATTGCACCGTTTTTAAGCCAAATTACAGGGGCAATTGCACAGAGAGTTGAAACTACACGACTTGTAAAACGTGGGGTTAATGAATTTAGTGCTGACCCAGCTATAAAGAAAGCTCAAGACGAATTTTTACGACGTAAGATTAGCGAATTTGAGCTTGAGCAAAAAATAGCTGATGTTGTGCGACAAAAAGAAGCAGCTTTGCAAAAAGCTGCAGATTCTCAACTACAGGCTACATCAGGTAGCCGTATTGGCCTTCAAATTGCTGAACAAGAGTTTATTATTGAGCAAGCAAGAGGCAATCTTTTAGATGCAAGAGTACAAAAAAGTGAAAAGGAAATAATACTTTTAAAAGCCTCAGAAGAAGCACAAGCTATTATTAGCCAAGAGGACAAAAAACAGCTAACATCTGCTCAAGCACAGCTTAAATTCGAAGAATTAAATGTAAAAACTACTACTTTAAAATTACAACTAGAAAACGCTATAACTAAAGCTAAAGAAGATCAAATAAAGCAGCTAGAACGCGAAAACCAAGCTGCAAAACGTGCGGCAGCCGCAGAAGCAAAAAGAGCTCAGCGTGAATTAGAAGCACGAACCAGAGGTATTAGTTCGGCTAAAGTAGGAAGTATACAAGCTTTAATTGCAGGCAGTAGTGCTGGGCTACAAAGCACCCGTGTATTTGAAGGAGAAAAAGCGTTCTTAGACGAAAGTGAAAAAGCCCTTGAATACGAAGTTAGGCTCAAAACCCGTATATTAGATATTCAGTACAAGCAGCGAGCTTCACAAGCAAAATCCCAGGAGGAAGCAGAGCAACTGTTTAACACATATAATACACAATACGACACTATTGAGCGTATATATTTTACTCAGTTACAACAAATACGACAGCAAAAAGAGCAGCTTAGGGTACAAAAAGAAATTAACGCTTTACAGCAAGCAGAAGAAACCGCCGGTATCACGCGGGGCTTTACTCGCAATATTGCGGACGTGGAACGTAGGATTGCCTCGCCATTTGGAGGCGACGATTCAGACATGTTAAATCTTAGAATCGAACAACTTCGTCGAACAGAAGACGTATACAGAGACATAGACACTCAGGTAAGTATTTTAAACAAACAATTAGAAGCAGACCCCAGCAATGAAATTATTGCGGACAACATAAAAGGTCTAGAAGAACGTAGACAAAAACTTGAGGCGCTTTTACCGGTTTTAGACCAAGTAGAGCAGGCGGAATTGCGCCAGAACCAGTTGATGGAGAAGTACGGCTTTATTGCAAACGAAGCCGCTACTGCAATGTCATCTGCTGTGCAGTCGATTGTTACGGGCACTGGTTCGGTAGAGGAAGCCTTTAGCGACATGTTTGCCAATATCGGAAAAGCCTTTATTGATATGGCGACTCAGATTATTGCCAAGGCGTTGGTCATGAAGGCGCTAAACATACTTGGAAGCGCCTTTGGCGGCGGACTGGGGAGCGTTGATGCTGGCGCTGGAACTTCCAATCTGTTTGGCAATTCAATTAGCGATTTTGGTGGCGGTTCTTTTGGTGGTTTCATGGCCAACGGCGGCCCAGTAAATGCAAACACGCCCTACATCGTGGGCGAAAGTGGGCCTGAGTTGATGATTCCATCCACCAGCGGCATGGTGCTGTCTAACAGCGAAACCCGTCAGCAGCTAACGCAACAAGGTTCTGCAATGCGTAGCACCGAGGCTACCCGTCAGCAGCTGAACACGCAGCGAAACACAATGATCACCAACAGCACCCGCGAAACAGAACGCATGACCGAAATGATGCTGTCTAATCCAGATCCAATTGATGTAAGGTATGAATCAACGGTAATCAATAATGTTGAATACGTTACGGCAGAACAGCATCGTCAGGGCATGGCGCAGGCTGCTGAACGCGGCAGATCACTGACACTCTCGGCGCTGCAGGGTAGTGTTAAAACAAGAAAAAAGGTAGGACTTAGCTAATGAGCGCATTTGCCTTCGTCAACTATGCACGGTTTATGCAGGACTCGTCCACACCAACCGTTTACGCCTATCAAAATTTTTCAGTCAATTTAACGAGGACGTACGGCGGAGTTACGTACAGCTTTCTTCCCTTTGCTGTTTCGACTGGTGCAGGCAGTAAGGGCGGCGACCGATCCGAAGCAGTGCTAGGCGCTGCGACAAACGGAATCAGCGTAAACATTTTTGCTGAAGCTGTTCGAAGCCGCTGGCTATTGGATTTAAAAACTGTCAGTCTCGATGTGACGGACTTCAGTGATGTTGCACTGATTCGATCTGAGCTTTGGCGTGTCGCGAGTTACGACATGGATACAGAAAAGGTGCTGTTGAAACTAACGTCACCGCTGGATGCTGTTGCATCTGACGTTCCAAGGCGTGTCTTGAACACAAAAATCGTTGGTGCGTTGCCAACATCTGGTTCGTTGGTGGTCAGCTGATGATTGATTGGAAGCCTTGGGTTGGCCTGCCTCACGTATTCGGGGAGCATCCGAAGCACGGTCGGGGCGCTGATTGTGTGGTTATGGTCTGGGCGATATTGGATTCAGTTGGTGTTTATCACCCGCCATTCAATTACAAGTGGATGGAACTAGCAACTGCTGGTGAATGGGAAGAATTGCAGGCGCTATGGAACGCAGCAACAGAGGTATTGCCAGAAATGGAAGAGTATGCAGTTTGCATGTTTGAAAATGGCGCAAACGGTCTTGGCGTCGGTAT